CCGCCGCCCACCTCGACGACGGGAGAGCACGCGATGCCCGAGACCACGGAACCCGAAACCGACCTGCTGCTCACCCGTGAGGAAATCCAGGCCGTCACCAACACGCCGCTGTCGGAGAGCGAGGCGCAGTCCATCGCCGTCCAGGCGACCGACGCCGTCCGCGACTACTGCGGGTGGCGCGTCGCGAAAGCAAAGACAGAGACCCTCACCCTGCCCTCTCGCGGTGGCCGATCGATCTTCCTCCCCACACTCCACGTGAACGCAATCACAGCCGTCACCGTCGACGGCGTCGCGCTCCACGTCAACGACTTCGACTGGGATGCGAACGGCATCCTCGAGCGCACCTCCGGCCGGTGGCCGTGCGGACGCCGCGCCGTGACAGTCACCCTCAACCACGGCTACACCGCCTGCCCCGGCGGCATCTCCCAAGCGATCTCCGCCGCCGTCGCTCGCGGCGTCCTCGTGCCCGCAGGCGGCATCGCATCCGAGACCGCGATCGGACAATCGATCGTCTACTCGCGCATGAGCGCCGGCGGGCTCGTCGCAGGCGCCATGTTCGTCTCCGACGAGCTCGAGCGCCTCGACCGGCACCGACTGCAGGCGAGCCGATGAGACTGCAGCCGCGATTCACGCCGCACACCGTCACCGTCCGCGACCTCGTCGCCGCCGGCGGCATGGGCTCGGAACACGCCGCCCCGCGCGTCGTCGAGCATGTCTGGGTGGTCGACGAGCGGCAGGCGATCACCGACGCCTCGGGCGCCGAGGTCATCTCGAACACGCAGGTCTCCACCAACGTCGACGAGATCATCCCGCTCGGCTCTCTCGTCACCGTCTGGAAAGGCGAGCCCGGTGAGCGGGAGGCAAAGGTCGTCAAGATTGGCGTCTTCCGACACCGCCGGCTCCCGCAAAGTCAGACCCTCTACCTCACCTGACCGGCCGCGGCCACGCGCGACGCGCGCCGTGGGGCTTGCAATCGAACGGAGGTGCCCGTGAACCTCAAGCCGATCCTTTCGATCGTCGAGAAGGCCGCACAGGACGCGATGAAGGACACCGGTCGCAAACTCCTGAAGCGGTCGAACGAGCTCGCTCCACGCGACGACGGCGACCTCATCAAATCCGGGAAGGTCGTCGTCGACGACCTCAGCATCTCAGTCCGCTACACCGCCCCGCATGCCGTCTTCCAGCACGAACACCTCGACTGGGAGCACGAGGACGGCGGCGCGAAGTTCCTCGAGACCGCGTCAGACGAGATCGACATCGGCGCCGAGGTCGCGCAAGCAGTGAGGGAGGCGCTCGGGTGAAAGACTCCGCCCTCAAAACCCGACTCTGCGAGATCCTCGGCACGATCGCAGGCTTCGAGTGGAACACCACGGGCGCCTACGCCTCGGACTCGATCGGCGTGTGGTTCGGCGGCATCGAAGACTCACCCGATCGCGCAGTCGGCGTCCGCCTCTACGGCGGCAGCGACGTCGACAAGCTCACGAAGCGCAAGGCGCAAATCTGGGTGCGCGGCGCGCGCGACGAACGCGGCTCCGCAGACGACATCGCGGATGCCGTGTTCGACCGCTTCGACAACCTCTCCCGCGAGGGAGGCATTCTCGGCATCCGCCGCGAATCCATGTCGGACCAGGGAACCGACGACAACGGCCGCGACCAGCGGTCGGAGAACTACACGATCACTCTCGACAATGAGGAGGCTCTGCAATGAGCATCAATCCCCTTCCCGCCGGCACGACGCTCGGTCAGAGCTTCGAGTACGGCCTCGACATCAACACCGGCACGTTCGGCTCGCCGTCCTGGCAGGAGATCCGGCGCATGTCCGGGTGGGCGCCGACCTTCCCGAAGGTCACCCAGGATGCCGCGTCATACGACGACCAGGGCGCACCGAATGAGGACGTCTCCGGCCGCGGCTTCGCCGGCGCGTTCACCGTGCAGGCCAACCGCTCCCAGACCACGGGCCTGTATCTGCCCGAGGTCGAGGCGCTCGTGAACGCGTCGCGTCGCGACCGCGAACAGGCCGTCGTCGACGTCCGGTTCTACCACAAGCCGAAGACGGGTGCGCCGCACCCGACTGACGCCGGCCGCATCCTGTCGACGGTCGAGCTCTCCCGACAGAACACGGGGAACGCGGAGATCGACATCTTCGCGATCAGCCTCGCCGGTAAGGGCTCGTACACGCCGATCGCCAACCCCTACGCGCGCGTTATCGGCGGCGCCCCGATCGTCTCCGCCGTGACCCCGGCAGGGCAGGCCGCGACCAAGCTCGTCACCATCTCGGGCTCCGGCTTCCTCGGTGCGACGGCCGTCAAGTTCGGCACGACCTCGGCGACTGAGTTCACCGTGATCTCCGAGGCGACCATCGTCGCCACCGTCCCCGCTGGCTCGGCGGGACCGGTGAACGTCACCGTCGTCACCCCCGCTGGCACCTCGGCGCCGCTCTCCTACACCCGAGGCGCCTGAACCGGCCCGGAGGCCCGGGCGCGCACGCGCGCACCCGGGCCTCTGGTTCCACCCTCCCACCGCGACGAAAGAGCTCCGCATGCCCACTGCTACCGACTTCGCCGACTGGGCGATCCCCGCGCTCACCCTGCCGCCGCTGCCCGGCAACGACGGCGAGCCGCACGTCTTCGTCGTCCAGCCACCCAGCGTCGACGACGTGGCGAAGCTGATCGCATGCGCCGTGCGCGGCGAGGTGAAGCTCGGCATCGTGAAGGGGCCGATCCCTCCCGAGGTGCAGGAAATCCTCGACACGATCACCCCCGACCAGCACCCCGCGCTCGGGTCCACGCATCAAGACATGGTGGCCGCCGGCGTCCACCCCGAGACCATCGGGCGGGCGGCCTACTACAGCGTCTTCTACTGGACGCGCGGTCGCGACTACGCCGACAGCCTCGCCGCACTCCTCTGGGGACGCGAGCAAATCGTCGCTGAGGAGGCGGAGACCTCCGCCCCAAAAGACTAGAGACGGCCGAGGACTGGGCGCCCTACGGCATCGGAGAACCGGGCGAAGACGGCTGGTATCCCCGATACCGGCAGGCACCCGAGGAGCTCAGACCTCGCGCCGTCACCCCCGCCACAAGCGGCCCGAAGATCGACACCTCCTGGCTCGCCATCGTGACGAACTGGCGCATCGTCGTCGCCGAGCTTATGGAACGCGGAATCGACCTCTACGATCCCGCGGTTCGACGGCGCCCGTGGCCGGGAGTCCGCGCACTGATCTTCTCGCTGATCGACTCCGACACCCGGCTTCGTGCCGCACTGCGAAGGGACTCCGATGGCGAAACTAACGGTCGCTGACCTCGAGGTTCTGTTCACCGCGAACACTCAGCAGGTGCAGACCGCCGAGAAGCAGGTCATCGCCATCGGCAAGAAGATCGAGGGCAAGCCGCTCAAGATCGAGGCGGACGCGAAAGGCGTCCTCGCCGACATGGATCGCGTCGAGACCGCGGCGAAGAAACTCGTCTCTGAACGCGCCGTCATCAAACTGGACGCCGACATCTCCCGCGCCGAGAAGAACCTCGAGCGGGCCGTCGACAAGCTCGAGGATCTGCACATCAGGGCCGAAGGTGGGCTCGACGTCACTGCCGACGTCAAGCGGGCCGAGGCGTCGATCCAGCGGATCGAGCGGATGCTCGACGGCCTGCGCAGCGCACGGAACACCGTCGATGTCGAGGTGAATCCCGAGCCCGCCGAGTCAAACCTGAAGCGGTTCCTTGGTCTGTTCAAGCGGCGCACGGAGGAGGCCGGCTCTGAGGGCGGACGCTCACTCTCGCAGGGGCTCGACGCAGCCACTCGCGGCGCCGGCGAAAAGGTCGGCGCCGTCGTCGGCGGCGAGATCGAGTCCACCCTCGTCGACGCGCTCTCCGCAATCCCCATCGCCGGCGGAATCATCCTCGCCGGCGTCGCCATCGGAAAGGCCGTCGTCGGCGGCATCCAGGACGGCCTTGCCGTCGAGAAGCGATTCGACAACCTGCAGGCACTCACGGGAATCAGCGAAGCCGACGCACTCCGCATCGGCCGTGCCGCCGGCGAGGCGTACGCGAACAACTTCGGCGAGTCGATCGAGTCCAACATGGATGCGACTCGGCTCGCTCTGCAGTTCCGCATCCTCGACCCGAGCGCCACGACGCGCGATGCACAGCTCGTCGTGCAGGGACTGGCCGGGATCGCCGACGTGCTCGACGAAGATGTTCGCCCCGTCGCGCAGACCGTCGCTCAGCTGCTCAGCACGGGCCTCGCGAAAGACGCGAAGCACGCCTATGACCTGATCGCAACGGGCGCACGCAACGGGCTGAACCGCAACGAGGATCTCCTCGACACCCTCACCGAGTACCCGTCGCTGTTCCAGCGACTCGGGCTCTCCGGCGAGGAAGCACTCGGCCTGATCAACCAGGGTATGCGCGCCGGCGCACGAAACAGCGACCTGGCAGCAGATGCTCTCAAGGAGTTCCAGATCCGTGCGACGGACGCCTCGACGGCGTCCGCGGCAGGGTTCGAGGCGCTCGGCCTGAACGCTGAGGAGATGACAGCTCGGATCGCTGCGGGTGGCGAATCGGCGCGCGACGGCCTCGCGCTGGTTCTCGACAAGCTTCGAGAGACCGAAGACCCCGTGCTGCGGAACGCGGCCGCCGTGGGGCTGTTCGGCACGCAGTCGGAAGACCTCGCAAACGCACTGTTCGCGATGGATCTCTCCACCGCCGTCGACCAGCTCGGCGGCGTCACCGACGCCGCACAGAAGATGTTCGACACCCTCGCGAGCAACGATGCCTCCAAGATCGAGCAAGCGCAGCGGAGCATCGAGGTCGCAGCAGATGGGATCAAGGGCGCCCTTGCCGGCGCATTCGCGGACCCACTCACCGACTTCGCCGACTGGGTCTCACAGAACCGGGGACCGGTCCTGCAGTTCTTCGCCGACCTCGTCAACGGCGCGATCGACTTCTCGATCTCTGCGACCGAAGGCGTCGGCGCGTTCGTCTCCGGCCCGCTCGCGGAGATGGTCGAGGGGCTCGCGGTTGCGATCAAGTTCTTCAACTGGGGCGCAGATACGTCGGAGCTCGACAAGCTCGCGGAAAGCATGCGCGGGTTCGAGTCCACTACGGACGGCGTCGTCGACAAGCTCGAGGGGATGCGCGGAGAGTTCAACGGATTCGCTGACGGTCAGATCGCTCTCGGGTATGTGAGCGATGCTGCCCTGCGCACGGCGGATGCCGTCGCGCAGGTGGGGCTCGCGGTGGACGGTAGCCAGTTCGCGATGACGAATCTCGACCTCGCGAACCTGTCGGCAACCGAGTCGGGACGCGCTCTGCAGGAGCAGCTCGACCTCGCGGCGCAGTCACTGCGCGACGAGTACGACGCCGCGATCGCGGCGGGGGAGTCCCAAGACAACCTCCGCGGCCGGTACGACGCGACGTCGGGCGCTCTCATGGGTCAGCTCACCGCGATGGGACTCACGCAGGATCAGGCGCAGGCGCTGATCGACACCGTGCTGCAGACGCCGGAGGAAGCCTCAACGGTCTACTCCTCAAACGCGGACTCTGAAAAGGGCAAGGTCATCGATCTGGGTAACCGGATCATCACCCTGCCCGATGGCAGCACGGCGATCTATGCCGACACGTCGCCGGCGAGCGGCACGATCGATCGCCTCATCACGGCGAACAATGGCCGGCAGATCAGGATCAAAGTCTTCGCGGACGGTTCAGGGTTCAGGCTTCCCGGAGGTCGGGAAGTGACTGCGCAGGCGCAAGGCGGGATCGTCGAGTTCATGGCAGACGGCGGCCTGCGAGGGCTGTCGCCGATGTCTTCTGTTGCACAGATGGTGCCGCCGAGCACGTGGCGAGTGGTCGGCGATCGCAGCGACGTACCGGAGGCGTACATTCCGCTCGACGGGTCAGAGCGATCGATGTCGATCTTGCAGGAGACGATGCGCCGTATGGGCGTCGTTCCGATGGGGGCCGGCGGAATCTCTGGTGGAGGCGCGCCTGCTGACGCTCGGGCGGTGGCGCTGCTCGAGCGCATCGCGGACAACCTCGCGCGGCCGAACCTGTCGATCGTCAACCCCGTGTCCAAGGACGCGAAGTCGGACGCGTGGGAAGCCGCGCAGATTCTCGATGTGTAGGAGGTTGCCGTGTACTCAGTGAACGGTGTCCCACTCGACAATCCCTCGCTCGGGTGGATTCTCCGAGCTCCGACGAAGCCGCTTTCGACGCTGAGCTTCGAGCGGGCGTCTCTGACGAGCGCGGGCCGAGTTGGGGTGGTCGCGGGACTTCCCGCGACCACCGGCCCTGTCTCCCTGCGGTTCGTCGTTCAGACCGCTCGCGCGAACCTCGAAACGCTCGTCGCCGTGTTCGGCGCCGGCGGCACGCTCGCCTTGACGAGCAACGCGGTTAGGCAGGTCGAGTTCGAGACCCTCAGCCACACGCCCGAGGGCTACGGACCGGCCGATGCGATCGTCGACGCGACGTTCCTGATTCGGCTGCCGGGCGTGTTCTGGCGCGATATCTCGCAGTCGACCAAGACGAGTCCTCTCGCCGCGGCCTCCGTCGCGGTCTCGGTGTTCGGTGGCATCTCAGCACCGGTGACTGACGCAGTAATTCGCGTGCAGGGCGCGGCGACCGGAATCCAGATCGCCGACTCGTCGGGCGCATGGTTGACGCTGCCGAACGTGGCCGCCGGGCAATGGCTGCGCTTCGACTCTGCGTCCGGGAAAGCGTTCGTCACCACGTCGGACACGTGGTCGGGTGGCACCGACGTATCTGGGCAAGTCGACTTCGGCGGCCCTCGAGGCGTATTCGAGATCGCTCCCATCCTCACCCCGGGGAACCCCTCCGTGCGATTCGGACAGGTTGCCGTCACCACGGCGACCCGCAGCGGGGCGTCGGTCGACGTACGCGGGAAAGCCGCCTACGTGCTCTAACCAGGAGGTTCCACGTGTTCGATATCCGGCTTCGCGAGTTCACCCCCGCCGGCGTGAAAGGCCGGATTCTCAGCACGCTGAGTATCGCATCGACGGACGCGGAATCGGCTACGGCGACGCTGCAGTTCTCCACCTCGTCTCGGGTGGCAGGGCGCCTCGAGGCTCCGTTCGTCGTCGGCCTCGAGTACACGACCGGCGGCAAGTCGTGGTCTCGCCCGCGGAACGATCTCTACGTCGTGCTCTCGGACGCCGAGAACGCGAAAGATCAGACCGACGTGATGACGTTCACGGCGCAGTCGTACGTGGGCTGGCTGCTGTCTCAGGCGCTGCACTGGTGGAACACCGACAGCGACGGGCGCACCCGCACGTACGACATGACGCCCGGGCGACTCGTCCGACAGCTCGTCAGCGAAGCACAGGTCTCGACCGCTGGCCTCGAACGTGGGTGGGCTCCCATGCTGACCACCAACTTCAGCGACACGCACGATTCGCTCGGGCAGGCGTGGAAGGCCGAGGACCGGATCAAGATGGAGGTCGACCTCTGGCGGCCGTACTCCGCGCTGTTTCAGTCATGGATCGAGCAGGGGCATTTCGAGTGGTGGGCCGAGGGCACAACCCTCATGCTCGCCCGACTCGGCTCGGGCGCTGATCTGTCGAGCAAGATCGCCCTAGGCGGTCCCGGCTTTGAATCCGCGCCGGCGAAGACTGACTTCAAGGGCACGTTCTCAACGATCGTCCTCATCCCGGACAAGGCGGCCGCGACGCACGCGCTCAACGCTGGGGCCGACACGAGGTTCGGGGCTCTCGAGACGTCGATGACGATGTCGGGTGTCAGCGACCCTGCGACGGCTGTGCGCATGGCTCAGCCTGTGATGCGGGAGAACCGGGGCAAGAAACTCGAGCTGTCGTTCGACTGGACGCCGGCAGACGGCGGCCCCGTTCCGTGGGCCGATTTCACCATCGGTGATCTGGTCAGTGCTCGACGCAAAGTGGGGAAGCTCCCGCAGCGCGTCGTTGGCATCCAGATGTCGAAGCGTGACGGGCTCGTCTCGGCCCGAGCAATCGTCGGCTCGAAGCTCGTCGGACTGCAGGCGAAGATCGCCAAGCGCGCCGGCTCTGCGTCTCAGGGCGGCATCATCGGCGGAAGTGGCGCCGGCATCCCGTCGAACCCCGGCGTGAAGCGCCCCGATCCGATTGCCCCGTCTGGGCTGCTCGTCACGTCCGAGGCATACTTCGATGCCACCGGCACCGCGTACGCGTCAGTGACGGCCACGTGCAGCACGGTCACCACCGACGCGCTCGGCGGGACGATCAAGGTCAAGTGGTATGAGCTCTGGGCGAAGAAGAACTCCTCGGGTGAATCGTGGACGCGCCTCTCGATCACTGAGGCGGAACCGCCATCGATGTCGTACGCGGGTCTCCTGGCAGGCGAGTCGTGGTCGTTCAAGGTTCGAGCGTATGTGGAAGACCGCATCGTCAGTGCGTTCTCCCCGGTGTTCAGTCTCGTGCTCGCCAAGGACACCACCCCGCCGCCAGTCCCCGCGCCGCCCTCGGGTGAGTCGCGGCAGGGCCAGGTGATCCTCACCCACACCGGCTTGACCGCCGATGGCCTCGCGCAGCCTCTGGACATCTCGCACTTCAACGTGTGGATGGCGACCACGGCGACTGGCGCTGGGGTGAAGCTCGGCGAGATGCAGGGCGTGCCCGACGTGTTCACCACGCCCACGCAGCCGTACAACGTGCCGCGCTGGTACTGGGTGACCGCTCAGGATAAGTCGGGCAACAAGTCCGACCCGTCCACACGGATCTCCGTGACCACGAAGTCGCTCGTCCCTGAGGACATCACGCAGGACGTGATGGACTCGATCACCGACATCGTGTCGCAAGACGTGGTGTCGAACATCGGTGGAACGGTCACATGGGCTACGCGCGACCCCGCGGCGGCAGACGGCGCGGGCAAGCCAGTCGGGGCGATGTGGTATCGCCGGGATTCCGCGAACAGCATCGTCGGCATGTGGGAGTGGTCGGGTTCGGCTTGGGCGACGCGCCTGTTCGGCCCCGGCCCGATCGCCGCCGATGCGATCACGGAGGCGAAGATCGCGACGGGAGCAGTGCTCGAAGCGAAGCTGGCGGATGCCGCAGTGGCGACGGCGAAGCTCAAGGACTCGGCGATCACCGAAGTCAAGATCGCGAACCTCGCGGTCGGCACGGCGAAGATCGCGGAGGCAGCGATCGTGAACGCCAAGATCGGCGATCTGGCGGTCTCCACCGCGAAGATCGCGAATGCGGCGATCGTCGAGGCGAAGATCGGCAACCTTGCCGTCACCACGGCGAAGATCGACGATCTCGCCGTCACTGACGCGAAGGTGCTCAACCTCAACGCGGCCAAGCTCACTGCCGGGTTCATCGACGTCGCGCGGCTCGAGGCGAACTCGATCCTCGCGAACAAGATCGGCATCGGCGACTTCACGAACTACGCCGCCGGGTCGGACTTCGAGAACCCCGCCCTCAACCCGTGGGGCGTGGTGGCCGGGGTCAACTACATCACGAGTGCCACCGCGAACTCGGGGGCGTACAGCTTCGTCCTGAAGGGCGCCGGCAATGCCAACTCGTATCTGAACACTCGCATCCCGGCCAAGCCCGGCGATGTGTTCTATGCCGAGTTCTGGATGCGCCGGAGCTCTCTGTGGGACGGCCAGGCGGGCAACAGCAAGATGCGGTTCGGGTTCTCCGGCGGAGGCCTGGTTGCTCTCGGTTTCGCCGCAGCCGACGCTCCGGCAAACGTGTGGACCAAGAAGTCGTTCACGTTCACCGTGCCTGCTGGCACGACAACGGACATGAACGTCATGCTCGTGAACCAGGATTCGACGGCGGGCGACTGCTACCTCGATGACATTGTGATCCGCAAGGTCTTCGGTGGGGAGCTGATCGTCGATGGGGCGATTACCGCTCTGAAGCTGGCGACGAACTCGGTCGAGGCGGACAAGATCGCCGCGAACGCGGTGACGGTCGACAAGATCGCGGCCGGCGCGATCACCACCGTGAAGCTGGCGGCGCTCGCGATCACGTCGGACAAGATCGCCGCGAACGCGATCACGGCGTCGGAGTTGACTGCGGACGCGATCACATCGAAGCACACGATCACCGGTGCGCGGTTCAGAACTACCGCGACCCCAAGCCGCGGCATCGACATCAACTCGCTCGGCCTCACCATGTACAACTCAGCTGGTCAGCCGACTGTCATCATGGACGCCAGCAACGGTAACGCTACTTTCACGGGAACGATCAGGAACAAGATCAGTGGACCGCGAGTGTCGATCAGCTCGGGAGATGCCGCCGCAACCGTCTATTTCTACGGCGGCGCTGAGGGCCCGAACATCCTGCCGGCGCAGATCTCAAGCGATCCGAACGGGCAGAGCCTCTTCCTATACGGGGGAAATCCGAACATCTCAACGCCCATCTTCACGGTGTTGCGGCTCAACGAGCGGACCTCTCCCATCTCTTGGCTGCTGGGTCGTTCAGGATTCGACGGGGCTACCGCCTACCCGCGAATTCGCGGAGATGAGAGCACTGCTTCCTATTGGGAGCGCTCGACGGGGCACCGCATAACGCTGGACCCCAACGGATGGACATACGTCGTCGGCAACGGCCTGCAGATCGCAGGCGGGCTGACGGTTTCGGGCGCGAAGAGCTTCGCGATGGAGCACCCCACGAAACCGGGAGTGACTCTCACCCATGCGTCGACAGAGTCCCCGCACAACGGCGTCGAGTACTGGTCAGACGGACTGGTCGAGATGCCCGCTCAGGGTTTCAAGACGGTCACTCTGCCCCCGTACTTCGAGGCGCTCACGGCACCCGATCACCGAGTGGCGATCCTCACCGCGGGATCGCCCGATGCCGGTCTGAGGTACGACCCCATCGTGAACGGGAAGCTCATCGTTCACGGCACACCAGGCGCTCTGTTCAGTTGGGTCGTCAAGGCCCGCCGCGTACAGATCGTCGACGGTCAGGACGTTCTCGCGTTCCCGATCGAATCCACAACGGTAGCCGCAGTGGCGCCGACCGAACCAGAACAGGAATGAGAAACCGATGGACCCCGTACAAGAGAAGCTCGCAATCCGCATCGCCAACGACGCGGTCAACATCGCAAGTCTCGAAGCGAGGATCGACGCGCTTATCTCCGAAGTCGCCCGCCTGACGGCGGGCGCCCCCGCCGAGGCCGCGTCGGCTTCCGAATCGAAGCCGAAGCGATGACCCTGAGGCCCCGCCCGCACGGGCGGGGCCTCCCCATTCCACTCCGCTCTCGAGCGGGGTTTCGTCGTTAAGGAGAGTCCCCATGTCGACTGACCAGTCCTTCGAGGCGGGCAAGATCGCCGCGAACGCGATCTGCGCGAGTGAGATCCTCGCGCATCCCATCGTCGCCGACAAGATCCTGCCGCTCGTCGTTCGGGCAGACAAGATCCGAGCCAGCGAGATCACCGCTGTGAAGCTCACTTGCGGAGCACCCACCCCGGTGAAACTCACCCCTCGCGAAGCCGCGGGGATGAACGTGCCCGGCCACGACGAGATCCGCCGCATCCTGCAGTCTGAGGGCGCCCCGCCGCACATGACGCTCGACATCGGAGGCAGCGAAGACGTCGACGGCGATGGCCTCGTGACCGTCTCGCTCGGCGAAGACGGCCACGAGCTCGTGTTCAAGGACGCCTGATCATGGCATTCACCTACACGGGCGAGCAGGTCGATCTCGGCTTCGGCCGAGGCTGGCTGAACCGCCCCGCCGCGGCATCGATCCGCCGCATCGACCGACAGATCGGGCACCCGCTACAGATCACCGAGGCAGGCCGCACGTGGGGGCGTCAGAACGAGCACTGGCTGACGTACAAGCGCGTCGGCCGGCCGATCGCCCTCCACCCCGACACGCCCTCCGAGCACCAAAAGGGCAACTCGATCGACTCCGACGAGGCGCAGCGCATCGTCGCGATCCTCGAGGACCACGGCTGGCGACGCACCGTCTACCGGTGGGTCAACGGCAGGTGGACGCTCGTCGAGCCCTGGCACTTCGAATACTTCGCACACCTCGACAACCACCGGAACGACCCCGCGGGCGGATCATCCACACCCGCACCTCATGTCCCCAAGGAGGACGACGACATGCTCATGCTCAACCTGCACGGGATCGGCACCGCGACGCATAAGGTCGCGCTCGGCCCCGGCGTGTTCCGGCACTTCATCGGAACCGACCCGTACGAGAAGATCAAGAACCTCGCGCGCATCCAGGACGACTGGCAGGACGTCAGCTATAACGAGCTGCCCGCCCTGCTGCGCACGTACGGCTGCGATCTGAACATCTGGGATTGGAACCCATCTGCGGGCGGGTTTTGCATCCTCGACCCGCTCACAGGCACCGTGAAGCCGGGGAATGCCTGGACAGCGTCGGGTGCTACCCGTGCCGCGATCGCCGGGATCAAGATGCCGGCGATCGACCCGGCGCCGATCGTCGCCGCAGTCGAGAAGGCTATCGAGGCGGGCATTCAGCTCGACGAGAAGGCGATCGCGAAGGCCGTGAACGACGACGCCGCGAACCGGATGCGCAGCTGATGCGTCGGCACCCGGCGGCCGAGAAGAAAATCAGCGGCTGATGCCGGGCATAGACCCGGCGCCACCTGCGACGGGGAATCACCACGCGGCGCACTCGAACCGCATCGGCTGGGGGTGGTGGGTCGTTGCCATCGTGGGGATCTCCGTCGCGGTCGCGGTCGTCGGCGTCGCTTTGTTCGCATCGCTTCGCTCGGGCCGCGAGATTGACCCGAATCAGGTGATGCTCGCGCTCATTGCGCTGCTGGGAAGCCTCGGTGCGGTGATCGTGCCGAAGCTCAACGCGGTCGGGAAGAACACATCGCAGACCGCCGAGCACGTCGTGAACTCGCACTCGCAGAAGAACCTCCGCGACGACATCGACGAGATCAAGCGGATCGTCAAGGCCACCGAGTCTCGGATGCACGGCGTCGAGCAGAGCCAGAACTATCAGGCGCGCGACATTCTCGGCATCCGTCAGGAGATCGGACAGATCCGACAGACCGAACGCGACCAGTGGGACGCGATCGAAAGCACAGCCAACCGCAAACGGCAGAACCCCAACCAGACCTAGGAGGTCACGCATCATGCACTTGTCCAACCTCACGAGCCGCGCATGGTGGCGAAGCGCCGGCATCCGCGCGCTGTACACCGCCATCGCGATCGGCCTGCCGTACGTCGGCGGCGCGCTCATCTCCGAGATCGCCTGGCTCACCGCGGCATCCGCCGCGGGCCTCGGGTTCCTCGCCTCTCTCGCGACGTCACTCGCCGGCCTCCCCGAAGCGGAGGGCGTCGACCTGCCGTGGTGGCTCGCCGCGATCGAGCGAGTGTCGAAGACATTCGCTCAGGCCCTGGCGGCAGGCTTCCTCGGCGCGACCGTCCTCTCTGACGTCTCGTGGTCGACGGTCCTGCAAGCTGCAGCGATCGCCGCGCTGACGTCGCTGCTTCGACTGATCCTCGCAACGTTGCCGAACGATCCGACTCCGACGATCGTGCTCACGCAGTCGCCGGAAACCGGCACGTGGTCGGATGCCGAGCGCGCCGAGCAGTTCGCGCGCGACGCGGCCATCGACCGCGCGAACGCCGAACTCGACCGGCGCCTCGCGGAGCACTGACGCACGAAGAACCCCCACCCCGCCTCACGGCCGGGTGGGGGTTCTTTCCGCATTCCTGCGTCGTTCGGCTTGGCTATGAGAGACCGATCTGCCGTGCCTCAACGCGGCGACGTGTCGTGCGCGGCCGCGACCTGTCGCGCGGGACTCGAGCGACGGATGCGTCGCGCCCGCCGGCGCGATCGATCCATCGACCAGGCCGAGCGATGCGTCGTGTCGCGCCGGCGCCGCGCGATCGCTACATGCCGCGCTGGATACTGAGCGGCGGCGTCCGGTGATCGGGAAGGGAACGGCGGTGCGCGCCGACCGCGATCCACGGCTCGACGCCAGGCATGTCGCGCAACGCCGCGCACAGCGTGGCGATCTGAGCGTCCTCGAAGTAACCGACCCACGTACCGACAGACTCGGTGAGTATGTCGAGGCGTTCGCCGGCGGTGGCGTAGAGCTCGGCAATGACCGGCGCGGGGTCTGCGGTGTATCGATTGCGGGAGCAGATCGCGTCGATGCTGACGCTTAGCAAAGTGTCGGGGGAGAGGGGTCGATGCATGGCCGGGCGTCTTTCTCCGGCCGAGATGGGAGATAAGTCTACGCGTGGGCACCGACGTCGCGATGCGAGTGCCGATGGCTGTCCGGGATGGCCTCGGGGGGGCGACGCATTCAAGTCAACCCCCTCTGACGGCGGGGGCTCGCGGAGTGAACTGATTCCTAAATCGACAACAGCGGACGAGGGGAATCAGTATGGTTGGGCGTATGGCGACTCTGCATTACGGCGTGTCACACGATGCCGTTCATATCGAGGATCGTGCTCTCGCACACCTGAAGATCGTCATCGCGACGAAGCTGCGGAGGAATGAGTGTTTCACGCTGTCGTGGAAGCACCCCGAGGGTGAGCCTGTCGGGCGCTCGACGATCTGGATTCATCCGTCGATTCCGTTGCGGTTCACTTTCGATGAGCCCGAACCGCCTCAGATCAACGTGGAGTGGATCGAGAAACTCATGCACTCGGCAAACTCGACCGGCGGCATCATGCTCGTCGATGAGATGATCGAGACGCCAGACCCCGAGAAGGGATCTCGGGGGAAGTAAAGACCCTCGCTTGTCCTCAGACCGGGTGGCGTCTTCGTCTCTACCAAAATCCGAGTAGTCGGCGCTTAGCTTCGCGGAACTTCTCGTCGTTGAGGATCCCCTGCTCGTTGAGCGCCATGAGCTTCGTGAGCTCAGAGTCCAGATCGAATGCTGGAGACGGTGAGGCGGTCGGCGCGGGGTGCTGCTCATCGTTCGCGTGCAGTGCGGCATAGCGTCTCTGCGGGGGCAGCTGATCGGACATACGTAGTGTTCCTCTCTATCTGCGCGCCTGCGACGGACCACAGGAGCGCGCAACGGTGTCCCGACGGCTCTGGGGACCTATCGGGACACCTAACCGGCTTCGCTGGGGACTCCACCGGCTCAAGGCCGCTTGTGCACGGCAATGGTCAAGGTATCCCCGATGCACCTCGATCCGTTGGGGGTTGCGTGAGCGTGAATCGGGCGTAGCATGACGCACAAGAGCGTGTACGGGCTATGTCTGGGGACTGGATCGGGTCGCTCCGGTCGAGGGACTCTTCCTCATCAGGGTGGCGCGCGACCCGAGAGAGAGTCCCTCCACTGTGCGAATCGCCCGCCGTCTGAATCGTGGTCAACGACCGTGAATGTCCGGACCGTCGAACTCGGGCGGCATCTCCACATCGTGAGCCTGCTGCACGTGTCCACACTCCGGACACACCCAGCCGCCAGGGACGTCGCGCAACACAATGTCATCGTTCGGGCAGTGCGGCTGAGCCCCGACGCCGATTCCATCCATCGCGGCACCTCTAGCCTGCGCGTGCAGGGCATGCCCGTTCGAAGGCTGCGTTCTTGTAAGCGCGGATCGCCTCGTCTTGCTCGGCTGAGCGGCTGTCTCGATCTGCCGAATATCCGAGCATCGGGGCGATCGCATCGTTCAACTCGAGGTTCGTCATCTCCGCGTCAGCTTCGCATAAGGCTTCGTCCGTGCTGAGATCGGGCAGCGGGGCGTCGGATGCGGGCTCGCCGATCTGCAGCGACTCCCCGCTCATCGCGGAAGCAACCGAGCCGGCCGCAGGGCCGTTGACGATCCAGTCCGGCCCAACGGCGATGACGTGCGGGGCGGGGTTGGTGTCCTGCAACCCCTCGAGAACCGAGATGGCGCTGTCTCTTTGTGACGTGGAGGTGTATGTCGTGAGGAGCGCTCCGTCTGAGCAATCCCCGGCCTCGCTCGCGACCGCTGTGGTG